TTCGTGAATACGATAATCGTTATGTTGAAATTCCAGACTATGTTTGGGGTGTTACAAAGATTCTATCTGCTGGTCAAGCATCTTCTTCAAAGAACATTTTCGACTTGCAGTATCAATTAAGATTAAACGACTTGTACGATTTAACATCTACATCTTTAATCTACTACAAAACAGTTATGTCACATTTGGCTCTATTAGATTTAGAGTTGAATGGTCATCAAGGATTTAGATTTAATCGTTTGAATAATCGTTTATACCTAGACGCTAACTGGGCAACTGACTTTATTCTTGGTGATTACATTATCGTTCAGTCATATCGTGCAATGGATCCAACAACATGGTCTAAAGTTTACAACGAGCCATGGTTAAAACATTATGTATCAGCATTGTTTAAAAGACAGTGGGCAACTAATTTAAAGAAATTCTCTGGCATTCAACTTCCAGGTGGTGTTACATTGGATGGTGATAAACTATACGCTGAAGCCATGGAAGAAATCGATAAACTAGAACAAGATTTAATGACCAAGTCTGCTCCGCTAGACTTCTTCATGGGATAATTAATGCCAACTAATGTTTATTTCACACAAGGCACTAAAAACGAACAGTTCCTTGTAGAAGACCTTATTATAGAATCTCTTAAGATCTATGGTCAGGACTTCTTTTACATTCCAAGAACATTAGTTTCCAAAGACGAAATTCTAGGTGAAGATCGTCTAAGCAAATTTACATCATCATTTCCTATTGAAATGTACTTTGAGAATGTAGACTCTTTTGATGGTCAAGGTGCATTTATTCAGAAGTTTGGTCTAATGATGGAACAGTCTGCAACTTTGGTAGTTGCACGCAGACGCTGGGAACAAATGGTTGGTCGATTCGGTGCTACCATTATTCCTACTCGTCCATGCGAAGGTGATTTAATTTACTTTCCATTGACTAAAGGTTTGTTTGAAATTAAGTTTGTAAAACATCAAGATCCATTCTATCAACTTGGTAAACTATATGTGTTTAAGTTACAAGTTGAATTGTTCCAGTATGCTTCTGAGAAAATTGATACTGGTATTTCTGAGATCGATGCGTTTGAAACTCTCAAAACATTTACTACAAATACCACAAGATCTCCAAATGGCGAGATTACTTCTATCACAGTAACTAATCAAGGATCTGGATATACATCTGTGCCAACAGTAGTAATTACAAGCGCATCAGGATATGGTGCTACTGCTACTGCAGTTCGTGGCACTGGTACTACTGCTAATAAAATTATTCGTGTGGATATAACTAATCCTGGACAACAGTATCAAACTGCTCCAGTTATATCATTTACTGGTGGTGCTGGTGCTGGTGCTACAGCAACTTCTTCTATTGATATCAATATTGACTCGCCAAACTCGTTTGGTGATAATAATAAATTTAAAACAGAAGCACAGGATGTATTGTTTAGCGTAACAAATCCATTCGGTGAAATTGATATAGAGAATAATCCATAATGTTAAACAGTAATGTATACTACCACGGAATAATCCGCAAGTGCATTGTAGGATTCGGTTCACTATTCAGTGACATCTATATCGATCGTCGTGAAGGTGATTCTGTGACTGGTGCAGTTATCCAAAGATTACAAGTTCCTCTTGCTTATGCTCCAAAAGAAAAATGGATTGTTCGTTTAGAACAAGATCCATCTTTGGAAAATCATGTTTATACTACTCTTCCAAGAATGTCATTTGAGATTATTGGATACAACTACGATCCTCAAAGAAAAGTAAATCGTATGCAACAGTTGAAGTGTGGTGATGGTACTGGTGCAGTATCAACCATGTATACTCCTGTTCCATACAACTTAGATCTTTCTTTATACATCCTCACAAAAACTCAAGAGGATGGTCTGCAAATTATTGAGCAAATCCTTCCAACATTCACACCTGAGTATACATTATCAATTAATGTAGTTCCAGACATGAGTGTTAAAATTGATGTGCCTATTATTTTAAATAGCGTATCAGTTCAAGACGACTATGATGGCGATTTTCAAATGCGAAGATTTGTGACACATAGTCTTAACTTCCAAATGAAGATGAATCTGTTTGGACCAATCTCTGGTAGAAATGTTATTGATACTGTCTATGCTAATATTGGTGAGAACGAAGACTTTACTAATGCAAACAGAATTTATACTGCAGAAGGTGATGTCACTACTGCAACTGTTGATACGGAGAGTTGGTTGGACGGATTTTAATTATGGCTCAAGTATATAATTCGAATTCGAACTTAAAAGCTGCTGGTGTTACTGTTGACTTTACACCTGATGATGTAAAAGAGTACATGAAGTGTGCAGCAGATCCGATATACTTTATCGAGAACTACTGCTACATTGTTACACTAGACTTTGGTTTAAAACTATTTAAACTATACGACTGCCAAAAGAACAAAGTAAATGTAATCCATAATAATCGTCGTGTGATTCTTATGGAAGGTCGTCAGCAAGGTAAGACAACTACCTCTGCAGCCTACATTCTTTGGTACACGATTTTCCAAGCCAACAAAACTGTGGCTATCCTTGCGAACAAAGCAACTGCTGCACGTGAGGTTTTAGATCGTTATCAAACAATGTATGAGTTGCTACCAAAGTGGATGCAACAAGGTGTCACTACTTGGAACAAGGGTGACATTGAACTAGAAAATGGTTCAAAGGTATTCACTGCTGCAACAGGTAAGTCTGGTATTCGTGGTAAATCCGTAAACATGTTGTATGTTGACGAAGCAGCGATTATTCCAAACAACGTGGCAGAAGAATTTTTTACGTCAGTTTATCCTACTATTTCTGCTGGACAGACTACTAAGATTCTGTTGTCATCTACTCCTTTGGGTTATAACCATTTCTGGAAGTTTTGGACAGATGCTGAAAAAGGTAGAAATGGATTCGTTAATCTATTCATACCATACTGGGAAATTCCAGGTCGTGATGAAGCATGGGCTGCAGAACAAAAAGCACAGCTTGGTGAACTTAAATTTACTCAAGAGGTTCTTTGTAACTTCTTGGGTTCTTCTCTCACTCTAGTTAGAGCAGATGCAATTTCTAGAATGAGTCCAGATACTATCGTCCACCAGAAAGATGGATTGGATGTATATGTAAACCCACAGGCTGGTCATACTTATTGTATGGTCTGTGATGTGGCTAAAGGTGTTGGTGGGGATTATTCAGCCTTCCAAGTTATTGATATTACAGAGGTTCCCTACAGAATCGTTGCGAAGTATCGTAATAATGAAATCAGTCCGTTGCTCTATCCAAATGTGATTTATAAAATTGGAAACGAGTATAACCAAGCATTTGTATTATTGGAAATTAACATCTCAGAACAGGTTGCTCACATCCTATATTCTGAGATGGAATATGAAAATATATTGATGGTTACAAGACACGCTATGGGACAGACTGTCTCAGGTGGTTTTGGTGGTGGTAAGACACAATTGGGTGTCAATACCGATAAAAAGATTAAACGAATTGGGTGTCATAATTTTAAGGCACTCGTTGAAGAAAACAAACTTATTATAAATGACGCTGATACGATCTCTGAAATCTCGACTTTTATCGAGAAGAAGGGTTCATATGAGGCTGACGAAGGTTATCATGATGACTTGGTAATGCCTCTGGTACTGTTCGGATGGCTTACAACTAACAGTTATTTTAAAGACCTAAATAATGTTAATCTACGAAATATAATGTACGCTAAGCAAATGCAAGCGATCGAAGAAGAATTAACACCATTCGGTTTCTATGAAGATGGTAAGCCAGAGAAGGCTCCATTAAACTTCTAGAAATCGTGTAAAAACTAAATAAAATGTAGACATGAAATTGTCTAGGTAAACTTATTAACAAGGAGAAACACAATGCCGTTCCAATTATCTCCAGGCGTTGCAGTCGTAGAAAAAGATTTCACTTCTATCGTTCCAGCCGTATCATCATCTATTGGTGCTTTTGCTGGAGTATTTCCATGGGGTCCAGTATTGGAGCCTGTGACAGTTAGCTCGGAGAACGATTTAGTTCGTCGCTTCGGTAAGCCAAACGATAGCAATTTTCAATCTTTCTTCACCGCTGCGAACTTCCTATCTTATACAAATAATCTATTACTAGTTCGTGCAGACGCTGGATCTTTGAATGCGGTTGCAACTACAACTGGCGGTCTAGGTACTGTCACTGTAAACCAAGCTGGTTCTGGTTACTCTTCTACTGCTGCAGCACCTGCTGTTACAGTTGGTGCTCCTGATATTGATGGTGGCACACAAGCTGCTGTTACAGTAACTCTTTCTGGTGGTGAAATTACTGCTGTTGCGGTTTCTTCTGGTGGTTCAAGATACGCTTCTGCTCCTTCAGTAACTCTATCTGCTCCAAGCGGTGGTACTGGTGCTACATTTACTGCGGTGATGACTCCTGCCACTATTAGTGGTTCTGCTG